TATCAAGATTAATATATTTACCAAGTGTTTCTGCACCTAATGTTCCTGCAAGGTCAGACATAAATTGAAGTAATTTTAATCTATCACTGGCTCTACCAAGTGCTTCCATTCCAACAATGATTTTTGTTTTCACAATATCTTTTGGAAGTTCTGGCAGTAGTTTCTTTTGCCTTAATGAAGCTAACTTACTTGTTAGATAAGGCAATTGAAATTCTGTTGTAAGTATTCCGTATACACCACCCAAGGCATCTTGAAGTTCATTAGCAACTAAACTTACTTCTGTTGCTGTCACTCTTTCTGCTTGACGTTGTACACTAGCATTTAGAAGAAAAGCAAACTGTAATCGTTGCTCTATTCTATTCATACTTTCTAATGCTACTCTAAAGTCACCAAACTTATTGGCTTGTAAAACTGAAACATCACCTGCACTACCCTCAATGATTGCACCATTAGGTGCTTTGGCCAAAGCCGAAGCCCTTGTAGTTCCTGATGGATTTACCATTAGAAGCATTTTTGCTGAAGCAGAAGAACCCTCTAATATAGAACGTGATAATCCCTCTAAAGATTTTAAGTCACCAAGATAACTTTCTACGTGACCTCTACCATAGTTCATACCATCTATTCTATTAAATCTTAATGCTATAAATGGTGTTTTATCTAAGTCATAAGAAGTTTGAAAAACAATTTTTCCTTTGACTTCTTGCATAACAGAAAATTTATTTTTTTCTCTACGTACACAAGTATATAAATTTATAGTTTTTTGTTCGTCTGTAATTTGATTACCTACAGCTTGTGCAATTTTCTTTGGTAATGTTGTTGGTGATAAACTTTCTTTAATTATAATTTTTAAAACTTTTCCTTGATTATCTCTTTTAATTACATAATTTTCTAATCTATAAACTCGTAAACCATCTTCAGTTAATTTTAATAAAACATTACCAGATACAATTAATAATTTTAATGCTTCATAAAAAGCAACTCTATCGTTATCACTTTCAATACTATCCATGACAGCTTTTTCTATTTTAGCTAAACCTTGTTCGATTGTAGCTTTCTGTCTTGGGTCACCTTGTACTTGTTTATAAACTAAATCATCAACATCTAATCTAAAGAATGGTGCTTGTGGTGGAAATAAGGCTAACATTAATTTACTAGCCAAATTCATTACACCTCTAGAACCAACAGACTGATATGGTGTAGGATAATTGGTTGCTGAGTTAGAACCTTTTTCTGGTACTAAATATGGAATAGTTAATTCAGCACTATCTCTTGCTCTTTCAAGATAGATTTCTCTGTCTATCTCCATCTTTTGGTACTGACTTTCAATAGACGCTTTATCATCTATGATAGTATCACTACCAAACTCATATCTCATTATGCACTCGGAATATTAAGACCACTTCTTGTAAGACCTGAAGTGGCTAGAGGTATTCTTAGACTTCCTCTACCTACTCGTCTTCTTGCTACTCTTGAAGCAACAGAAGTGTTTCTACCTGACGCTTCACCTGTTGCAGAAGTTGGTGCTACTTGTTGAGTTGTAGCATTAGAAACAGTATTTGTTGGTTGAGGTACTGGTTCTGGTGCAGGTGGCATTGAGGGTGCTTTGACTGAAACACACATATTAGTTTTCTCCTTGTATTTTAAATTGTTCTTTTAAATGATTAACAACTGACCTTTGTCCTGATTTGTAAAAAATTTCTTTATCTGTATCTTTTAAATCAGCACATTTGTCAGGAAAAAGTTTATCTAAGTAATCAATCATTTCTTCAGTAATTACTGGTATTTTACTCTTTGTCATTCTTAGATACTCCTAAAGTGGTACTTAATTTTGATTTTTTGTCTCTTGCTTCTGCAATATGACCTGCAATTGCCTGATAACCCACACCATCAATATAGTCATCAACATTGTGTGTACCTGCTTGTGACCTTGCAATCTTTAACAAGGTCATCAATTGTGCAACATCTTCAGCAGTTAAATTAAGTACAGCTTGAAACTTGTTTGTAAGATAGGCACTAAATAGTCTAGCAATATTTTCATGGTTTACTATTTTATCACCATGAGTTTTTGCTCTATCGTCACTTACTAGCTGTTCGGCTTTCTTCAAAATGTCTGTAGTATTCATATTTATAACTCCATAATTTAGGTTTTTGTTTTTTGTAGTCATACTCACCCTTTCTAAGTATTCTTGCTAGTCTGCTTTGATGGTAAGCGTCATCAATTGTATAACCATTTCGAGTATACTCTTGTAAGACTGCTTCCCACATTTGAGATATATTTTTCTTTCCAAGTAATATTCTTGACGCTTTAACAGAACCCACACCTTTACACCCAATATAGCCATCAGCTTTATCGCCTGTTAATACTTGGGTGCAAAAGTTAAGGTCGGCTTTTGTTTTACTAACTAATTCTATTTCATCATCTATAATGAAACAGTGCCAAGAGGGAATAGTCCTCATATCTTTATCACCAGAGACAACAACACAATTGTCTTTGTATTTACCAGTGGCTAATAATCCAATGGTGTCATCACCCTCAAGATATGGGAAACTTAGAGTTTTATGTGTTTGTTCAATCCAATATCTTAAAGGCTTATAAGTTATTGGCTTTCTAATATTTTTTCTAAAAGATTTATATTCTAAATCTAATTGCTTTCTATAATTAACAACATCAGAAAAACAAATAATTGCATTTGCTGAACTTGTATATCTTAAATAGTAAGCTATAGATTGTTTCCAAAATTGCTTACATTTGTCTAAATCACAATGAAGTGTCCAAACATTATCCTCCCACTCAATAGCTTCTTCTAATGCAGAAGTAATCTTATAAGCGAGTAAGTCACCATCAACCAACATTATTTTAGTTTTGTTAGCATGGAACTCATTTATATTTTTCATAACTTTATCTCCTTTAATTTAAGTACATTTGATTTAGGAATGACTGTAGAATTGCCACCCTCATTTATCGTGCCATCATCATTGAAGTTTACATCACCAATAAATACGTATGTATTTTTTGCTGTGGATATTAACCAACCCATAGTTATACAAATTGCAGTTTTAGATTTTTTAAGTGTCTTTAGACTTTCCCAATTAGGACTACTGCAAATATCACTCCACCAACATTTATAAAATTTATATGGAAAATCATCAGTGTCTATATCTGGTAAGACAAGTTTATTTTTTAATTTAGATTTCATAATTTAATAGGTGTTCTTTAGGAATTATGTGACCTCTAGCTTCATAGTTATCTCCACCACTTTTGATGGGATATTTCTTCATAAGTTTTTTTAGAATTTTTGTAGATATAAGAACCCAAGTTTGCTTATTACGTTGTTCTTTATGTAAGCAGAAAGCATAGTATTCTGCATGAGTATTATTAATACCAGAGGGTTTACCCCTGTCTTCTATCTCAACAAATACATTACCTGTCTTCTGACATAATCTATCTGTCTTTACTTCAACTTTACCCTCAATCATTTGTTGAAGTTCGTTTTCATACTGTTGTCCAAATTTTAAATCTTTGTCAAAATGAGGTCTTGCTTTAGTGCGTGTCACTCCAATTATTTCCTACTTTTATTTCTCCGTCTAAAGGACATCTAAAATTAAAATGGTCTTGTGTTTTTTTGAAAATAGATTTTGTTATCTCTTTGAATTTTTCTACTTTGTCTTTCTTAACGACAAACTGTATTTCATCATGGATATGTAAAACTTGTGCATAGTCTTCACCCCATTTAAATCCTGCTTTTTCTAATTCTTCATTAAGAATAATAGTTCCTTGTTTTACTAATAAACTACCTGCTGATTGAACAAGTGTATTGAGACTACTGTACTCTGCACGACATATTAATTTTCTTTTGTCTAATCCATTTATATAACCACTTCTTCTAAACTTAGAAGCAACAGCGTCTTTAAGATTTTTTAGTGCAGGTAATTTTTTCTCAAAAGTTTGTCTTATTCTTCTGGCTTCGTCAGAACTGACTTTAAGTATCTCACCAAGTTTTTGATTTCCTGCGTTATATAACCAAGCATATATAAAAGTTTTAGCTTTAGAACGTGAGGATAATCCGAGAAGTTTTTGATTTGAGGTATGTATATCATCTTCAAGTAATGTTTTAAGAAAATGTCCGTTGTCATATATACACAAGTAATGAGCCACGACACGCAACTCAAGACCAGAAAAGTCAACACCACACATATCCATACTGGAAGTAGCAGTAAATAAGGAACGAAGTTCTTTACCATAAGGTAAATCACTTGAACACACTTGTGCAAGATTGGGGTTGAAGTGCGTACACCTGCCTGTGACTGCACCATTTGTATTAACTTGTCCATAAATTTTACCTCGTTTAGTTAGTTTTAAGTACGCTTGTTCTCCATCTGAGAGTTGTCCAAGACGTTTTTGTATCATCAAATATTCTGCAATAACTTTTGCTTCAGGATATTCTAATGACTTTAATATTTTTTCGCTTACCTCTGGCTTACCTGTTGAAGTAAAATGTTTTGGTTTCCAACCTAAAGTCTGTAATCTATTTGCTATGTGGTCACGTGAGTTTGGATTGAATTTAACAATTTTAAATATTCTTACTGGTACTCCTGCTTTGATACCTTTCTTTTTATTATCTCTTTTATATCTTTTATAACCTTGTGACTGTTCCCAGTCAGGAAAAACTACAGCTAGATTTTCTTCTAACTGTAGTCTCCTTTTTGTTAGGATAGATAAGAGGTTCTCAGCAGAACTCTCATCAAAGTAAACACCGAACCTTTCTTGTTTCCTAATCCAATGTGCAAACTTATGTTCTAATTCAATTGCTTCTTTAGAATAATTATTAGCAATTATTTGTTGATATAATTTATATGTGACTTCAACATCACGTTCACAATAATCTTGCATATCCAAAGTCCATTCATCAAATGTATTGAACTCTTGGAAATCACCTTTACGTAAACCTAATCTATATCCCCAACTTTCTAAAGAATGTCTTCCTATTAGTTTTGGTGGTACATCTTTTATTTGAAAATCTAATTCTTGTCTGTTTGTATATATTAGTCTTGAACATAGAAGAGTATCAAGTATTTCACCTGTATAATTAAAATTAAAATATTTTTTTAAAGCAGGTAAATCAAATCCTTGTATATTATGGCCAACTAATAGTGTTGCTTTGTTTAGCAACTGTAGACTTTTAGTTAAGTTGTCAGGATTATATGAATAAACTTCTTCAGTTTCTATATCCTTAAAGACAACACAATGTATCTTAAAGTCTAGCCTATCGAGAAACCCATTGGTCTCTACGTCTATAACTAGTTTCATTAGTGTATTAAGTGAATAGTAATTTTCTCAGTACTAGGTAAGATTTCTCTTACACTTTCTATTGCTTTTGTAATTACTTCTTGTGCTTCATTATCTCCACACATAATTACTGGATAACAATTTTCATATTTAATTGAATTGTAAATTGCCATCATTATTGTTTTACAAGTATGAAAGATTAATTGTTGTTGGTCTTTATCAAGACAAACATAATCATCTTTATCTACTAGAAAACTTAAAATAAATTTAGTGAGTAGTGCTTCATTCATCAAAGTTTCCCTCTGATAAACGACCAGTATCTTTGTTCCAAATCAAATCACAAGCAACACCTGTCTCACCAGTAAATCTATTTTTTAAAACTCTTGCAGTCATAATATTATTTTCTGTTTCTGACTGTTGGTTTCTTTCAAATCCAATGACTGCGTCTGATAATTGTGCAAGTGAATGTGAACCTCTAAGGTGTGATAAAGAAGTTTGAAGTCCGTCTTCATGGCCTGTTTTACTATCAACTCTTTTCAAGTGTGATACTACAAACATTCCACAATTAAGTTCTTCAACTAACTTTCTAAGGTTAGTCATAGTATTATCTATTAGTCTTCTTTCATCACCCTCAGAGATACCAGAGATAACAATGGATATATGGTCTAAGAAAATAAATTTACAATTCAAACCTTGAACCATAAATCTAATTCTATTTAATAAGTCTTCACTATCTGAACTTCCAAAGTGGTCATAGAAACAAACTTTATCTTTTATCTTTTCCCACTCAGCAATAAGTTCTTCTGTTGGAATACTCTTTCTAACTTCTGGTATGTGTATAGGTTTGTTTACTGCTAGAGATATTAAACCTCTAACACTTCTTTTAACACTTTCTTCAAGTGCTATATAACCTACCTTGTGTCCTTTATTTATAATGTCTATAGCAAACTCACGACAAACTTGTGACTTACCTGTGCCTGAACCTGCACATAATAATACTAATTCTTTTGGCCTTATACCTGATAACTTTTCATTTAATCCATTATAGGGATATGGAACACTCTCTACAAAATCATCATTTAATAATAAATCTTTTGTATCAGCACCCTCAATGATACCTTGTGGTGTATAGTGCTTAGCTTCAAATATTGCGTCTACTATTTTAGTAGCTTTACCTTGTTGTAATAATTCGTTTGCGTCTTTACCTTGTACTTTAGCTATAAATACTTTTCTTACTGGTAATATATTTGCACATTCAACAGACGCTTTCATACCTGCTTCGTCTGTATCAAACATCAAAACTATTTTTTCAAATTTAGATAACCATTCTAATTCTTGTTTGATATATTTTTTTGCTGAAGCTGTACCACTTGGTATAGATACTACTGGGTATTTATTATTGTTTACTTGTGAAACACTTAATGCGTCTAACTCACCCTCAGTTATGACTATAGTTCTTCCACCATCACGCCAGTTTTGTTGTCCAAATAAAGTAATCTTATCTGTATCACCAACCCATTTAAAAGATTTATCTGGGTATCTTAATTTTTGTGCAACCTTATTATAATTTTTATCATAGTAATTAGCTATCTGTACTGGTCTTCCATCACATTCACCAACTTCATAATTAAAAACTTTACAGGTTTCCTCATTGATTTTTCTTTTATCTAATCTTTCAATGTTTCCTATTATCATATCTCTAATCACCTGTTCTGTTTGTTGGGGAAGTTCGTTATTTATTTTTTTAAACTCGTGGCAACCGAAACAATAAGTATGGTTCTCGTATAATCCGAGATTGTCTCGGCTACCACAGTTTTCACAAGGGGCATGACCTAAAAATTTTTCAGCAGTTTTCATTAGAGGAAAGGAAAAAGCTAATTCAACTCCTGTAAATCTTTATCGTCAGTCAAGCCATCTTGGAACTTGTAATTTTTTATATCTTCATTCAGTAAATATGTTCGTACATTAAATGATGGACAAAATTTACTATCATCTAAATCTCTATGTCCTACTATTTGTGCATTAGGATATTTAATTAATAATTCTTCTAAAGTTTTTTTCAATGCTTCCCATTGTTCAGCAGTAAAATTATCTTCTTCTTCTTTCCAATTTTCTTCTTTAGCACCACCAACCAAAGCTAATCCGTATGAACAATGATTATATCCCTTAACGTGAGCCTGTATGTCATCATCACCTCTACCTTGTTCTACTTCTCCATTTCTTCTGATTACTTTTCCATAACCAATTTTAAGCCAACCTCTTTCTCTGTGCCATCTGTCTATATCTTTTGCACCTATATCCTGACTTGGTCTAGTCTGGGAACAATGAATGACAATATATTTAGTTTGTTCTCTAGCCATTTTGTTTACCTTTAATTTCATTTAACCATTCTTGTGGGAATGTTATTTTTGTTGATTGAATACAATGATATTTAAAACCAAATAACTCACACCATTTTCCGTAAGTTGTTTTTGATTTTTTACCTATCTTGTTTTTTGAATTTGAAAATATAAATCTTATATCTAATTTTGGGTTCTGCTCTTTTATAATCTTCATCTTCTTTCTGTCAGCAGAATTGAAAGCACCTTTTGTTTCTATAATAATATTACAATTATTAAATGGAAAGTCAGGTGTGTACGTCTTCTTTAATGCAGGTTGGAAGTAAACAATCTTCATACCCTCATAAGTAAAATTAATTTTTACTTTGTTAAGATAATTAAAGACTGCTTCTTCCAATCCTGATTTTAAGACAGCACCACTAGAAGTCTTTACTCTCTTGAACTGGTGTCGTTTCATTCGAGACTACTTCTGGTTTAGGTGCTGTTTCATAGCCATCTTCTTCTTTAAAAAGATTGCTGTCTTTGCCCTCAACAAGTTCTAATACTTGAACAGCTTTTAACCTAGCTGTGATACCTGCACCAAGCATTGGTGTATAGTAGGGAACTAAAGTGTATGCTACTCGTATCTTAGAACCACCCCATATCAAAGTTGATAAGGGTATTGGGGTTTTCTTTGCGTCAAACAATTGGGGTCTTTGACTAAATTTTTCTTTAGTTTTTTGATTAACCCCAGTCGCTTTCATTTTAAACTTAAAGAAAACATAATCGTTTTCTTCAGTGTATGGTCTTGGTGCATTTTTTATACCTTTACCTTTGTGACTGTCCGAAGCTAATTTTAGACTGTCATCTATCGCTTTAGTATATAACTTCAGCATTTCAGGTGCGTCTGACTTAGCAACTTTTAGTGTCACTTTATATTCACCTGCTTCGTTAAAACGAACATCAGGCTTATTTAGGTGTGGGTATATAGCTTCACCAACAACCGATATGTTAGTGTCTGACATATATTACTCCTTTTGTTTTGGCTATGTAGCCATAAGTGGAACTTTATTTACACTAGTGCAAAGGTCTAAACACAAAAGAAAACTGACTGTTTTACTAAGGATAAATCAAGGTTTCCTCTTTCTGGTATATTAGGAAACTTCTTTAAATTCTTAGGTGAAAGCATATCTTTCATTTCTTTAGCAAAGTTAGTAAGTACATCTTGTTCATATACTTCACAAAATGCTTCTCGTATTGCTTCTGATAGAAGTGCAACATCAGTTGCAACACAACCAAAGCTATCATGTATCAAACTAAAATTAGTGACACCTTTTTCTTTAGCTTTGACTACTGCTAGTTGTAATACACTTGCGTCTAAACTATGTATAAAGTTTGGACAAATACTTTGTGCTGTTTTTCTTGTATCTATTTCTTCTGTATCAGATTGAATAGATAATTTAATTATACTATCACCCATCTTTGTCTTAACTCTTTTACTTTCTTTTTTATAACACATCATTTGTACTGGAAAGTTTAATGGGTTAGGTGTTGTCCAACATACAGGTAAGTTTTCTGAAGCAACTAATCTTGAAACTTCTTTTAAAAATTTCATAATTTGTTTTGCACCTACTATAACTTCATTGATACTTTCCCAAACAATTGGTGTTAAATAGTTTGTTGCTGTAAATAAATCTCTACCGAAGTTATGTTGTACTCCACGTTCTTTAAATTCTTTTTCAACATGGTCTTGTAAATATTGTCTACAAGAATATTGAGTTAAAGAATATGGTAAACACATTACAGGTTTCTTACATAACTTTCTATCTACACCATAGTCTAACCATAACTTAGCCATTGGGTGAGATAAACTTTCTAATTTTTCTTTTACTTTTTCTGCAACAATTCTATATACATCTTGTGGTTTATTAGATGGTATTAAGTTTGTAGCTTTACCACCAACATCATCTAACATCATAGCTGAATAATGTTGTAGTCCTGAATTAGAACAATCAGATTGTATTGGTAATGTTGTTATAAATGTTGCGTCATAATCTGTATCAGCAAAATCTTTTAATTCAAAACACCAAGCTAAAAAAGAAAAAGGTTTAT